ATGCAGGCCGCGCTAAAGCGCGGGGAAACCAGTGGAGGAAAGCAATCAGGCATGAGCATGACGCAGGCAGAGGTGCTGGCGGCAGGAAAGAAGCCCTCAGAACCACTGCCACCGCTCTTGGAAGGCGATGACATACCGTTCTGAACGCCCTGTGAGCGATATTTTCGAAGGCATAGGGCTCTTGGCCCTACACCTCGTCGATACGGGCTCACAACTGCTTAACGGGCTTCTGCTGGGCAATCCAGCCGAAACAATAAGCTCAAGGGCGTTTCGCTCGGATGTCGGATCATTCTGGTATCTGGTGCGGCGCGTCCTCGACGCTGTGTTGTCGCCACGAAAGCGCGACTGGTGTAGCTGGTCGTATCAGCGCTGTCTGGAGCGCTCCAAACGCCTACTGAGAGACGATTGATGTCCATAGATGATGCAACCCCCGCCGAATGGGATAGAACGGCTAAGAAGACGTTTAAAGAGATCGCGGATGGTCTTGATCTAATCCACAAGCCACCGCACTACAACAAGCACGGCGCTATCGAGTGTATCGACGCCATCAGGGAGGTGCTTGGCCCTATCGGCTTCAAAGCGTATCTACACGGCAACATTATGAAGTATGCGTGGCGGGCCGATAGGAAGGGCGAGGTTGCCGATATGCGGAAGATGATCTGGTATGCACAGCGCTGGATCGAGGAGACGGAGAGTGAGTGAGCAACAAACGCTTTTCGGTGAGGAGCCAAATTGGTGGGACGAGCATTGGCAGGATATGCCCGAGTTTGTGCAGGATCGGCAGGAGCCACACGCCTGCATCAACATCCGTTTCGAAACTGAGGCTGATTTGCAAGAGTTTGCACAATTGATTGCCCAGAAATTGACGCACAAAACCAAGAGCATCTGGTTCCCCTTCCGATCACATTGGGGCGCTGAGCACAATCAAATGATCTATGTCGATGAAAAAATATCCCATCTACATAGTCAGCAAGGGTAGGTCAGACAATGCGGTAACCATGAGGGCGCTCACAAACATGGGCGTCCCTTTTCGAATCGTTGTGGAAGCACAGGAGTTCGATCTTTACGCCAATCGATACGGCGCAGAAAACTTGTTGACTTTGCCGCAAACCTATCTCGATGAATATGACACCTGCGATGCTGTTGTTGATAGGTCCAAAGGACCCGGCTCTGCTCGTAATTTCGCGTGGGATCACGCTATAGCAGAAGGTCACGCTTGGCATTGGGTGCTCGATGACAATCTTGAAAACTTTCACCGCCTAAACAGAAATAAAAAAGTCCGAGTGAAGGGTGACGCCACGTTCGCCGCCGCAGAGGATTTTGTAAACAGGTATACAAATGTTGCCATCGCAGGCTTTAACTATTACAGCTTTGCCAAGGCCGCAGATCCGGTGCCACCTTTCGTGCTGAACACGAGGATCTATTCTTGCCTGCTCATCCGCAACGATATCCCCTACAGGTGGCGAGGGCGTTACAACGAAGACACCGACCTGTCATTGCGCGTGCTCAAAGATGGCTACTGCACGGTGCAGTTCAATGCCTTCCTATGCGGGAAAGTAACAACCCAACGCATGAAGGGCGGCAACACTAAAGAGTTCTATGCAGAAGAGGGAACCAAACCAAAAAGCCAAATGCTGGCGGACTTGCACCCAGATGTGGCCAGCGTCGTGTGGCGTTTTAATCGGTGGCACCACCATGTCGATTACTCGTCATTTCGTAGCAACAAGCTCATCTTCAAGCCAGATCATTGCCCGAAAGAAGGCATCAATGAATACGGCATGAAGCTCGTTCACGAACAAAGAGACCTAGAGGGTATATAAATGAATACATTTGAAGTTGGTGTTTACGACGGCCTCACATACGAAGAATATGCGGCCATTCCCGCGTGGCGATCTCACGATCTGACCGAGCTAATAGTGTGCCCCTACCGCTGGCACAATAAACGCGACATTTCTGAGTCGCCTGCGTTGCTGGAGGGGCGCGTGCAGCACACGGTCTTTTCCGAACTGGAAAAGTTTCACGATGAGTTTGCTATCGAGCCAGCGGTTGACCGCCGCACAAAGGCTGGAAAGGAGGCTTACGCTTCGTGGCTTGAAACCGTGGGGGATCGCACGCCAATCAAACAAGATCTGTATGATGTGTGTATTGAGCGGCGCGATGTGCTGTCCGACTACATTCCAAAGAGCACTGACCGAGTGGAGCTGGTCATCTGTTGGGAGTGGCACGGTCAGCCATGCAAAGGGCGGATGGACTGGTATACCGGCACAGATGTCTGGGATCTTAAGACCTGTCGAGACGCCAGCCCTCGGGGATTTCGATCTGCGATCAACTCTTTCCGTTACTACCAGCAGGCAGCTTACTATCTGAATGGGGCCCGCACGGTGGGACTCGATGCCGAGCACTTTTACTTTCTGGCTGTCGAAAAGGCCCACCCATATCCCTTCGGCGTTTACACACTAAGCCCAGAAGCGCTGGCTTTTGGCGATGCGAGGAACGAGCAGGCTTTGTATGTGGGGTTGGAGTGCCAAGAGACGGGAGTCTACACGCCGTTCAATCAGCGTCTGGAGGTTATCGAGTTCGGCGTGGACCAGTTGTATTGAGCTAAGAAGAATATTTCTTTTGGATGTGCTTGAAGATCGCGTAGATACTCAGCCCATAAAAAGCCAAGATGCTCATAGGTATACTGAGGTAGATAAGATCCCATGGATGCAGGGCCAGAATCTCCCAGATCCCCTCCAACGCGCTTTCTACCTGATTAGCTGAACAATCCTCCATAAAGCATTGATTATGCGGGAGGATCGAGCGTGACTACGTTGTCCCGCTCTGGCTCCTCTTCATCGTCGTGATAATCGTCATCTTCCTGCGGGTAAGACATGAAAACGCCCTCTTCGAGGGTCGCTGAGATGATCAGCGTCTCTCCCACCTCAAGCTCCGCTTCAAACTTAATTTTCCCCATATAGCGTGCCTCGATCCTGATGGTAGGCGGCATTGGCCATGTGGGCCTCGAAGATGTCGCCCTTGCCCTGACCGTAGTAGCCCACAGCCAGTCGCTCTTTCAGCAAAATATGGTTAAGGCTTTCCTCCTCGTCAGGGAAGAACACCTCCACCAGTATGCGTCCAAATTTACCGCGCTGATCGTCGAGTTGGGTTCTGACTGTCACCATAGGGCCTCTGGTCCGCACTTCGTTTTTGACAAACTCGGTTGCAAGGATGCCGAGCTGCTTTAACTCGGGGTTGTCTTTGTATCCGCGCTTCTCTGCCGTGTCCAAGCCGTATAAACGACATGACTGCCGTCGGAGATGGACATCGAAGCCCAGATCCAGATTCATGTACAGGCTATCGCCGTCTACGACCTTCGTTATAAAGGCCCTGTAACAGTAAGCTGGCTCTATCATTCTTCCTGCTCCTCTTCCTCTTCTTCTTCTCCATCCCAATCCTCTGCCTCGGGGCAGTTAGGATGATGACCATTGACTGTCCCACACTCTGGACAATACTTCACTCGCAAACTTTCTCCCTGTTGCCTTGATAATCAGGCCAGCCTGACTGACCACCCGTACGCTCGAACAGCAACGTCTGCTGACAATACAGGGCTTCTTCATCGAGCGCATCCTGATAATCAGCCTCGCCCACCAACCCAAAGACAATGCTCAACAAAGCCACCATCAGAAGAGCCCAGATGTGTTCGCTCATGCCGTTGCCCTCCTGCACTTCTTGCAAGTTACTTGCCACGGCGCGTCAAAATCGACCTCATAACCGTCGGCGTAAACGGGCACCCGCAGACCACATAAGGTCATCATGCCATCTTCAGT